GCACCCTCAAAAATTCCTCTACAAAATCTTAATACGGATAAACTTACCGGTTGCCCGGCCCCATCGTCCACCGATGGGATAAATGCTATTTGTACAATAGTGCATCGCATCCTAAAATGCACTATCTTGTGTGTTTGCCAACACGTATAAACATGACAAAAGGTCACAACAATGACCCACTAAATATGAAAATATAAACTCAAGCTCATGGAGCGTCAGGTAATGGGGCATCTGCCTCATAAAATAACGGAGGCATTGCGGTCCAAAAATAGACCTGAAAGTCTTCGCCTATAGCTGTAAATAAATCATAAGCGGCACTGGTAAACATCACACCATAGTAACTCAATAAAAACCCTTCCAGATTCACGTTGTTTGTATAATCTGCAGTCTTATACCCATAAAACCGGGCATCGCTATAAAAAGGGTTTTCCCATTCGATCACATTTGATGACAAATCATTCAACATCGTTGCTCCATTATAACATGTTGGATATCGATTTGACGGAAAGGATCCTGGTGAAGTAGAACCAGGAATCACTCTGTAAGCAGCATCACTATTAGAACTGTATGCTACTCCAGCCGTCGTCCCCCTGCCATAAGTAACTCGCTGGGGGAGTCTCTCCACTATCGTCCGAAGCCTGTTGGTATAAGCACCATTGCCACGATAACTGGCCTTCCATCTGACAGAGCCTCTCCAACCAGAGAAGCAAGAGACTATCCAGTGCAACAACAAAGTGTTGCAATAGTTATAAGGGTCACCAACTGCAGTCTGATGTATTGCATTGCCAACATTACCGCGGAAAAAAGGAAACATAGATTGCATAACGTAGCCAACTTGTAAGTTGCCAAAGTTTCCTCCATGCGTTTGATGTATTGTGTAGCGATGCAACATTTCACGAAATGAAACAATAGACTCTCCTGTGAAAACTAAATTAGAATGAAGATTATACGTCGGTTTGACACCTATAATAATGTCACTGGTTTGAGTCGGTCTATCCAATTCCTCAGCATCGATTTGATCGGGCATGGCTCCAGATTGCGGTTTGAAAACAAAATTCTGAAAATGATTATCAGGAACAAATACTTCAAAATCATCGCCAGTAGAAACATATACATTAACTTCAACATCATTGTTAACTGTACTATTTGGCGTCGTAAGTTCATTTACCACATAAACGGCCAATCTGCCATTGCCTATGCCCTCATCCGTAAACAGCGTGTTTCCATACTGGTCACTAATGGGATCAATTCCGGGTAAAGCATGTTTCAATAACGTTCTGTCTTGCATATTAGCAATCGAAACTGTAAAATCACTGGATTCAGCAATGTCAAACACGTGAATGTAATTTACATTGTATTCATTAGAAAAAAGGAAATTGGGATCGTAAGCTACTTTTATTCTGCCCTTGTGAAAAGCTGATGCAACAACTTGAAAACGGAATCTTATAGATCCTGTCCAATACTTAAAAGGAAGTGCTGCAACAGCCATGGGAGGCAAATGATACTCAGTCACTGTATCTACAGTAGTTTCTGACCATAGCATAGGTGACACAACAGTGTTCCATATCAAGCTCTCTCCTGGAGAGGATGTAAACCATACAAACTTGGTTAAATAACTCTCGCGCTGTGAAATAGATTTAATTGCTAATACGTCAGTATTTTCCTGCAGTCCAGATATTTTAGGATCAATGGTCAATTCTTGTTTACTATCAACGGACAATTTAGCAGCCAAATCAGGAGTATCAGTACTACATATGTTGGCGCAAGGCTTGACTACAGAAAAATGCGGTTCAGTTATGACGGTAGGTCTAGCATATCCGAAACACTTGCTAACAGCAGCAACAGTGTTTAAAGCTTTTTCTGTGGCCATAGCATAAGGTCCTATAACAGGAATCGAAGAAAGCATACCCATAGACTTTGCTAGAGCAGAAGCTGGCTTGGAAATAACTCCAGACTTAGCCTCATCAATTTCTCCTGACTGTGGAGCCAAAGTAAATGGCTCTATTGATGTTAAACCAGAAAGTTCTACATCTTCAGCCCATGCAAAGACACTGATTGTAACGTTTTCCGATGCAGCGTTAGCATGCTTCAAATTTGTCACAGATCGCAAGTATAAGCGTCCCATGTTAACCCAATTGGCTGCAGGTATATCTAAATTATTAAAATAATAAAAGAAAGGCAAAACTAATTCGCCACCAGCAGATAATGTTGGATTCAAAAAGACATGAGGTAACTGGGAAACTTGCATCAAGTCAGAAGGTATAACGGCTCGATTAGTATTCAAAAAATTCCTATTTGCCAAAGGCATATAGGCCGCTATTGCTCGGCCATAAAAGAACCCATTGCCGTTTAACACAATTTTTATATGCAGCTTGCATCTCAACAACTTATAGTTGGAAATGCGATTGACTACACGAGTGTTGTTAAAATATAGTGACCATGGATCTATTGCAGAATACAATGAAGTTCCGACTCCCCAACCGGTTTCAAATATCTTAATAGGTCGAGAAAAGAAGTTCTGCAAACTGACATCATAAGTGTCTTGCTCTGTGCGTGTTTTATCATAGCTCGTCGTAACATCGCGCATATAAGTTGGAGTTGCGCTTGTGAAGGCTAGATTTTCTTGTTTTTCATAGGGTGCATTTGTTCGCACTGCACCCTCCTGTACGTCCCCGCTCTGAGGAATAAAATATGAATTATAAAAAGTAAGTGGATTAAATATATACAAGAATGTGTCCCACTCAGAACACAACATGTAAACGTGTTTTGGGGGCTTACCCCACTCCTAAATAAGAGGCACACAGATATGTACAAAGCCTACAGCGCAGTATAAAACACATAAAAATACTACACCGTGGTATCCATATATACACACTCCGTTTCAACGTCGGACCTAGTCCACCCCGATGGAGTTCGGGGTTTGGTCTTCTAAGTATTTTTCTCGCCACTTAGAGACCCGTTTGTCATAAGTATCCTTAAGTTCTGGACACAAATGAGTTAGCTGGGCTTTCTCAGCTATTACAGTCAATTCCAGCCGGCGTCGTTCAAAAACATCTCTTCCTGCGTAAAACCAGTCTCGCAGCGAAGTTTCTATCGCTAAAGCGCTCAATTCTCTGTTACTCAAATAAGAAGACTCCATAGTGCAGTGCAAGCGTTTGAAAATACTAGAATCACTAAGCACGCCAATGTTGTGCTCCAAATCGGAGTTGTAAAAATTCCGCCGTTTCAGAAAATCAGCATCTTGCAAAGACATAAACGGAATCAAATCATCTTCCTTGTTTGGCATCGTAAAAACTATATCATACGTTCCCACAAACTCAGAAAATGAAACAATATTAAAATCAGTTTTGTCTGCGTGCACAGAGCCCATAACGTCGTCACCATAAGTACCTATTGCAACATGATCTCTAAAAGAACTGGGACCAGCGTCTGCATAGATTGAATAGTAACACGAACGAGCTAAAAGACTATTCACTACGGAATTTATCACAACTGTCATATTCTGTCCGGATGGATTTGAACCAAACAATTGGACTAATGTACCATTAAATGCCATCAAAGGATAAGCGACCTCACAAGCCAACCCACGCATAATGTCTAGATCGTCTGCAGAGTAATCAGCAAAACTGGCCAAACGTATTAAAACATCAAAAGCAGCTAAAACTAACTGAGCAGGCATGCGCAAATCGTATTTACCATAGTCACCAGCAAAAATGTTATCCTCTGACTTACTTATCATGAATTTGTACATTTGTTCCCACTCTGGTGATTCGGCATTTATACCGACCATACATTCAAAATCTAAAGGGAACAATTGCATAAGACGCGATATAGGCAAGAAGTACTGCCGGACTAATATCTGCAGCACAAGAGGTGCGCATTGGAAAATTCGAACTTTTGTAGCTGTCAGTTTTGTTGGCTCGTCTTTAAGACATGCGCGCCATACAGCATATATTCGTTTACCTTCAAACAACACTTCTCGTGCTCTTTCGACTTCATCCATTATATCTGAACCAAATGTTACAGCTTCGGGCAATTCAGGGGTAGGTGTCTTCTCCGTAAATGAACGCTTGGACTTAGTAAAAGGCCAACCGGCTGACGTTGAAAGTTTCATCCCGTCCAAAAATTTGTCACCGCGCTTTCCATTAATGGTTGTGAACAGATCTAAAGGCTTCATCTTCTTGCACTCTTCCATCAGTACCACATTCTCCCGTATAGTATGCAGATAAGATTCTACTGCTCTTACTAATTCCGAGCCCATGGATAATGACGGATGAGCTAAAACGTCCAGACCAACTTGATAAGGATACAACTTGGAACCATCTGGCAATCTCTTAGGAGGCTTTCCCCACTTGCACTCAACTCCCATAACTTCTGTAACGAGAGGAGAAATGACCGTCTTAACAACGTTCGAATATTGTGTGGACGCTCCCGACGTGGAACCATAAACTTCAATGGTGGCATTCGGCGAAACAAAGCGTGTGGCACATTTGGGAGAAATACTATGACTCTCAACCAATTTTGCGCCCATATGTGTCTCTGGCAAAGGAACAGCGCTCAAAGAAATGTTGACCCCTGGTATCTCTGCTAGTAGCCTCTCGGCACTTCTATAAGAACTAGCGAATAAACTGGCAGCACCCCCCACTCGGTCAGCTCCACACAAGTGAAAGCCAACCAAGCAAGAGCCTCTCCCAGCACTGATAAGTGGGGACATACACATTCCTGGCTTTGTGACAAATGGTAGCTCATAATGGACACCCAGCATGTCAGAACATTTGGTGTGACTAACTTTCTCACCAGGGAAAATACATTTTGTGGGATAAACTTCATGTGTACCATCCTTTTGTTTCAACAGAAAAAGAGCTTCACCAGTACACGTACCATCTCGTATCAAATATTGAGAAAGATCTTTAAATAAACCGCCACTAGGACACCAAACAAGGGCAAAATCTATGTTGGGTATTCTAACGGCATAGGTCTCGGATATCGTGACACGAAAGTTTGGTGTAGTGGTGTTAACTGGTGCACGGAAAACATTTGCAACAAATTCTCCCTGTTCCCAGCACTTCTCACAAAAATGCCATGGCAAAACTAAAACGTTAGAGCGCACAAAAAATCCACGCGTAAACTGTTTACCTGTTTCCAAGTAGACCGTATTCCGCGCCACAACTTCAGCTAAGTCTCTCCCTATCGTGGTCTTGCTCTCACTCGACATTACAGGAGCACTCAAAACTAACTGTGACCATGGATTGGTTTCCGATGAACGGTCTGTAATGTCCTTCTCACTGCTAGGACACAAGTTGCCTTGAGGCTTGAGCACTTCGCGCCATTTAAAATAATTTCGGCACATACGATACACACAAAAACCAATTATGGACCCTGCAAAACACGCAACAGCTCTACTGCGGGCTACTTTAACATACGCAACATAAGTCGCGTTACGCCTCAGCAGCAAATCATTGCGAATATGTTCCCGCTCAAAGTACGCTAGCCACGCTCCAATAAGTAACATGGAAGACAGACAGAACAGTACTCCGAAGAAACCGAAAAAACTATAAACACCGGTTAGCACATAAATACAAGAAAATTGCCAAGCATAAAAGGTCAGTTGTGATCTGAAAATTGCTAATCGGAAAAAATTTTGTATATAACTTACAAGTGAAGTGTCAATCATCCAATAAGGACAAACGAGTGGAACAAAATCTATCAAGCGCGAATCGAATAAGATGTCACGCTCGACCAAAAGTTCGACACCCAGACGGTCCAATCTCTCTCGGTTAAGTCTGCGTGCATACAACAATAATTGACGCACGAGTGAAGATCTCCCTGCACTTTGCAACGCAATAGCAGTTACGGCACGAACAGTCGACACAGCATCCGTCACACCCAAGTGTGGTGTAAAACATTTACACGGGGCTTTCTTGCACTTTTGACAAGACCAAGTGATCATTCTGGCCAAGGCTTTCCTGTCCATATAATCAATAGGTTCATCATCGGATACAGGATTAACGAACTCATCCTCTTCCTGCTCAGCAAAAGCATCCAACACTGTTTCAACCTCAAGCGGTATGCTAGTGACTGTGCAACGTGACTTACTTGTATTCGTGCACACTGAGGCATCTTCTTCCAGAGGGGGACAATGGCAGTAGCACATACCACACTGCGTACAAATATCAACAGGCTTTCCAGTTGTCATTGTGGCCACCATCTGCTTCTGAAATTCGTAATGCTCCTTCGAAGCTAGCTGAGCCCACTGCAAATACTGACGTACACTCACATTGTACATTTCTCTACCTTCGTAATGCAATAAACGCAATTCATAATGGTTCTTGTCAGCGTTATTAGCAAGCTCAGGACCAACGTAACAATAATAAATGGAAATTTTCCATATGTCGGGACACTTTTCAAAACCAAAAGCTGCAGAAACTTTTTTACTGTCCAAGCGACCACCAGTTTTATATTCATCCATGACATCAACATTTACGTGGTATAACCGGCGTAAAACTGATTCCGGTTTCTGACTATAAGTTTCAGCCAGCAAATACCTCTTATTTGTGGTCACAGTGACTAACCATGGTCGTAAGGCAACCTTTCCCTTCATCGCAACATCAGCCATAGGGGCTAAAAACAGAGCATTATTTATTGTCTGTATGAGGCGATAGACAGGAGAAGTATCAGTAAACTGCGGAGAGGTGTTACCGAAATCATCGAAAATAATAACGTTAGTGGAAGACCTAATATTAGAAGCATATTTGTCATTATCTGCCCAAATAGCAACCCTGTCCTCGCTAATGTCAAAACCGTTGTACGTTCCAATGGCCTCATATGTAAGCTTATTCAAAGAACTCTTCCCAACACCAGTATTACCATACAGTGAAATCGCAAAAGGGGCTAGTCGAAACCCTCCTCTAGTGCGCATTTGGTTGAATTCTGTTCTCCAAGCTCGCATTCTCTCCAAACGGTCCATGATAAATTTACGCTCGGGTGTCATGCGCTTACTGCGGTTTACAATGGCATCACCACTCGCAATAGTCGTGTCCACCAATTGCTCATAATCGTTGTCTGTCATTGAAGTGTACTCTCCAAGATTACCTGTTATAGCGTACCCATGTAAATCACGAACTTTATCATATTTTAACTCGAATTCACGAGTTGTAACATCTAACATGAAAAAGGCTTTAGGGTTTCTACTCTGGAATGCAGCATATCCTCCTTCAACGAACTCTATAACACAAGAAGCTACAACGTCCAATAACTCCAATGGACCTATTGTAGCTTCAATAACACGGGGTTCAAAAATCTTGTAACCTCCCAGTGTAAATGTGAGATTCGAAGCGTCACACATACCTGCACTAACGATATACGATATAAGTTTCTTACAATTGCGGGCTTGTGGCGAATCTATATATTGGTGCCAGTTACTAAGGCATTTACGGATACTATCCAGCCAATCTGTTTCTGTTTCTCCACTCTGCTCAATCATCTCCCTGTAGGTTGCATATATGTTTTCCTCATCAGCTCTTTTCTGACTATTTCCTAATAAGCCTCGGAATGTGTCAATAACGTGGCCAAATAAAGACCTTTGAGAATGAGCCTGTAAGTACATAACAATAGCTGCTGCAACACCGTGATTGTCTCTTGCAGAAG